CCGCAAGACGAGGATGCAGCGGACGTGGCGTCCAAGGTGCTTCGGTTCATTGCGGACAAGAACCGCTTTGATGAGATGAAGCTGCGCGGGGCCAAGGACTATCTGGTCTCTGGCACCTGCGCTGCTGTGGTTGAGTACGCTGACGAGGAAATCACGGTCAGCCTCATTCGGCATGAGGAGTTCATCTACGACCCGCGCTCACGCCGCGAGGACTTCGCTGACGCCCGCTATCTGGGTGTGGCGAAGTGGATGTATCTGGACGACGTGCAGGCCCTCTACCCCGACCACAGGGCCGAGTTTGCGCTGGCATTGAGCGAGGGGTCAGTGATCCCGCTCGACGAGACCTTCGAGGACCGCCCGAAGGATGGTCAGGTCGCGTGGGTCGATAAGGGCAAGCGCCGCCTGATGGTGGTGGAGATGTTCCATCGCGAGGGCGATTGGCAGCGTTGCGTGTTCTATTCGGGCGGCATCCTTGAGCAAGGCGTCAGCGCCTACAAGGACGACAAGGGCCGTCCGGCCTGCCCCATCGTGGCGCAGTCTTGCTACGTGGACCGGGAAAACAACCGCTACGGTCTGGTGCGCGATATGCGCGGGCCGCAGGACGAGATCAACAAGCGCCGCTCCAAACTGCTGCATCTGGTCTCGGTGCGTCAGGTTCAAGAGTCGGAATACGGCGCTCTCGCCGGGGCAGACATCGAGGTCGTCCGCAAGGAAGCGGCTCGGCCTGATGGTGTGCTGCCGTCCGGCGCTCAAGTCGTGCCGACGACGGACATGGCTGCGGGTCAGGCCAATCTGCTGGCTGAAGCCAAGGCCGAGATCGAGCGCATGGGGCCGAACCCGGCGATGCTGGGGCGTCAGGGCGCGGATGCGTCGGGACGGGCGCAGATGGTGCGCCAGCAAGCCGGCCTGACCGAGTTGGCGATTGTCTTTGGCGGCGTCGAGGATTGGGAGCTGCGGCTCTACCGGATGATGTGGTCTTGCGCCCGCCAGTTCTGGACGGCCCCGATGTTTGTGCGCGTCACCGACGACGAGGGAGCGCCGCAGTTCGTCGGCATCAACCAGCCGGAAGTCCAGATTGACCCGTTTACCGGAGCGCCGGTGCAGACGGGCGTTCAGAACGAGATTGCCGGACTGGACATCGACATCATCCTCGACAGCGTCCCCGACACGGCGAACCTCCAGCAAGAGCAGTTCTCCATGATGGTCGAGCTGGCGAAGGTGGGTGCGCTGGGGCCGAACGCCGGGCCGCTGCTGCTGGAGGCATCCTCGCTGCCGAACAAGCGCCAGGTGCTTGAGAAGATGAACAGTCCGCAAGACCCGCAGGCGCAACAGGCGCAGGCGCAAGAGGCCCAGATCTCGCAACGCGGTGCCGAGGCCAAGGTCGCAGGAATGGAAGCCGACGCAGCCCTGACGGGCGCAAAGGCTCAAAACGAAATGCTGGACGGATTGCTCAAGCAGTCCGGCCTCATGCCGCCGCCGGGTTTCTCGGGCGATCCGCTGCTCGCGTAGGGCAACCCGCCGCCGGGGTTTCGGGCGTTCTGGTGAGACATGGATAACCTGGAGTTTCTGGACGCTGATGCGTCCGGTGAGGAATCGCGCGCCGTTGATCCGGTTCGCGACGAGAGTGGACGCTTTGCTCCGAAGGCCGCAGCGGAACCCGCGCCGCCGGTAGAGCAGGCCCCCGTCGAAAGCGCAGCGCCGCAGGAGCCGACAACCGCCCCTGTAATCGCTCAAGACAGCAAGCCGGAGCCGGGGCACGTCCCGATCTCGGCCCTGCTGGATGAGCGTGAAAAGCGCAAGGAGATGGAAGCCCGCCTGAAAGCCATTGAGGCCAGACAGCAACCGGCTCCGCAAGTCCCTGATCGGTATAACGACCCCGACGCCTACGACGACTGGCTGCAAGCCCAACTGGTTGGGCAGACCCGCAAGCTGACCCTTCAGTTTTCCGAGCGCATGGCTGCTCAAGCCTACGGCGCTGACCTTTTCCAGAAGGCGAAGGAATGGGGTGTCGCCAAGTGCGATCAGGACCCGTTCTTCAACCAACGCCTCCACGCATCGGACGACCCGTTCGATGTGGTGGTGAAGGAATACCAACAGGCGCAGGCCCTATCCGCGCTGCAAGACCCCGGCAGGCTTGACGCCTTCCTCGCTTGGCAAGCTGGCCAATCCGCTGCCCCCGCCCCGCCCAATCAAGCGGCCCCGCCGCAACCGTCGCCGCCTCGCTCCCTAAACTCCGCGCCCGCTGCAATGGGTGTGAAACCCGGTGAACAGCCGGTCGGAGAAGGAGCGGCGTTCGACTCCATCTTCAAAGGATAACGATGTCCGAAGTTCAACTCGCCACCGCTCTTGAAAAGCAGGTTTGGCGCAAGGACTACCTGAAAGAGTACGTCCGCGAGTCCGGCTTCATGCCGTACATGGGTCGCGGGCCGACCTCGATCATCATGGCTGCCTACGAACTGCAAGAGCAGGCCGGCAAGACCATCAACATCCCGCTCATCACCCGCCTGACCGGCGCTGGTGTGACGGGTTCGACCGTTCTGGACGGCAACGAAGAAGACCTCGGCAACTACAACTGCGGTATCTCGGTGGACTGGCTCCGCAACGGTGTCCGTGTGCCGAAATCGACCTCGTTCAAGACCGAGATCGACCTGCTCGGCGCTGCCAAGGCCATGCTGAAGCAGTGGTCTTCGGAAGGCCTGCGGGACGACGTGATCCGCGCTCTGCTGTCGGTTGTCACCACTGGCGACACCGTCGTCAACATCGGTGACTCGTCCGCTGCCAACCGCAACGCCTACAACGCCGCCAACTCGGATCGCCTGCTGTTCGGCAAGCTGATTTCGAACTACTCGGCCACTTGGGCAACCGCTGTCGGCAACATCGACACCACGGACGACAAGTGCACTGCCGCCTCGATGTCGCTGGCCAAGCGCATCGCCAAGCAGGCCGACCCGCACATCCGTCCTTATAAGACGGGTGACGGCAAGGAGTTCTACGTCGCGTTCCACGGCTCGCGGACCTTCCGCGACCTGAAGGCGGACTCCACCATCACGCAGGCCAACCGCGAGGCCCGTCCGCGTGACGTGGAAGCCAACCCGCTCTTCCAGGATGGCGACCTGATCTATGACGGCGTCGTTCACCGCGAAATCCCGGACATCGACACCATCGCTGCCGGCGGCACCTACAGCCTCAACGGCATTGGCGCGGCATCGTGCGACGTTCGCCCGGTGTTCGTCTGCGGCCAGCAGGCGGTCGGCGTGGCGTGGGGTCAGGAACCCGCCCCGAAGACCGACAGCACCAAGGACTACGGCTTCCGTCCGGGCGTGGCTATCGAAGAGCTGCGCGGCGTCAAAAAGATGGCGTTCAACGGCAAGCAGCACGGCATGGTCACGGCGTTCTTCGCCGCTGCCGCCGACAGCTAACTGAACTGAGGGCGGCTCCACCCGGGGCCGCCCTTTTCTCATTCCCGAAAGGAACTACGAATGGCGACCTATTCCGCCAGCGGCTATCTGACGAAGCCCGCCGCTGCTCTCGGCCTCGCACAAAACGTGCAGGTCCTCTACGCTGAGGTGGCCCCCTCGGCTGCCCTGACCACGTCTGACGTGTTCAACTTCGGCTACCTGCCGATCAATGCCCGCGTCATCGGAGGCTTCATTGAGGCATCCGATCTGGACACCAACGGCTCGCCCACCCTGACCCTCAACGTCGGGGACTCGGGGGACGCCGACCGCTACTTCGCGGCCTCGACGGTCGGCCAGGCCGGCACCGCCTCCACCGCTGTGGCCGTGACCGGCCTCGGCTTCAAGACGACCGCCAAGACGCTGGTGACGGGTGCCCCCGCCGCCAACGCCGCCACGGGTGTCGCCGGGACGATCTCGGTCGGCATTCTGTACGTCGTCGAAGGCTAACGCCTGTGAACGTCCGCGATCTGATCTACCTCGCCGGTAAAAAGTGGCGGGTGTTTGCCTCCGGGGAAACGCCCTCTGCCGATGAGATCGCGGACGGCTTGCAAGCCCTCCAGAGCCTCGTTGATGAAGTCTATGTCGGTTGGACCGACGTGGACGAAGACGCAGCCTATACGGCCAAGGAAGACGAGCGGATCAAGACGGCGGCCACCGTCACCCTGCCGACCCTGGTTGACACGGCTGAGGGCGAGCGCCGGCCCCGTTCGGGCGCAAAAGTCATGGTGATTACCGGGACAACTCCGGTCCTGTCTGTCTATCGCGGCGACTTGGCTTCGTGGGTGACCGCGTCGAGCCTGACCGCTGACAGCGAAATCCCGTTCGACGCCCAGCTTCACAACACGGCGGCTGACGCCTTGGCGGGTCGCTACTGCGATCTCTTCGGCGAGCCGACCGCCTCCCAATACCGCATGGGCCAGCGCGCCCTTGGCATCCTGTCGCTTTCGACGCGACCGACCGAAAGGGTCTATTACTGATGGCCGAATATCGTCTCAACCAAGGCTCCGGCACTATCGTTTCGGACGCGACGCCTCTTCCGGTTGCTGGCGGGGTGGCGGCTGGAGTAGCCGCAGCAGGAAACCCGATTCCGGTCGGAGGTGATTTCAACAACACCCTTCCCACGGTTACGACGGGACAGCGCGTCACGGGCCAGTTTACGGCGCGCGGCCTTCTCCGGGTTTTGGCGAGCGCCACAAACGTCGCAGGCGTTGACGGGGTCAACAACGGCAACCTGATGACGTTCGCCAACGAAACCGGCGGCGCGTCCACGATGTTCCCGATCGGCATCGTCGGTCACAAATACAACGGTGCGTCGTGGGATCGGGACCGTAAGCCTAACGCGGTCTCGCGTATCGTCTCTGCCCTTGCGACCACCAACGCGACGGTGGCCAAGGCGTCCGCTGGTGACGTGCACATGGTGTCCGGCTACAACGCCGCCGCCACGGTTCGCTACCTGAAGATCTACAACAAGGCGACCGCCCCGACCGTGGGCACTGACACGCCTGTCCTGACCCTGGCGCTTGCCCCCACGTCGGCGTTCAACATTCCGCTGTGGGGTCAGTATTTCGCCACGGGCATCGCTTACGCCCTGACGACCGGCTCGGCTGATGCTGACACGGGTGCGCTGACGCTGGCTGACGTTGTCGGCCTGAACATCACTTACGCCTAATGCGCCTTCCGTTCGGCCTTTCCGCCTATTCTCGGGCTGATGGCCGGCTGGCTCCCGTTCGCCTCGTCAACTTCTATGTCGAGCAGTCCCCCACGTCTCCGGGGGGCGCTGTAGCCATCCCGCGACCGACCCTGACGGAATACATCAATCAGGAGGTTCGGGGCTTCTACCGCGAGGACGGGGTTTACGACGGCGACCTGTTCACGGTGTCCGACGAGACGCTGTACCGCGATCAGGTGAGCATCGGCACAGTGACCGGCTCCGACCGGCCTG